TGCCTTCTCAGCTGCCTTGGCCTCCTTAACCTTCTCCTTGTTGTCCTTCCAGAACAGCTTGCAATACTCATCAACATCCTTCTTTGTGTTGAGAGCCTCAGGCATGTTCTCGATGTGAACCTTGAAGAGAGCGTTGGTAGTGGTCATTGGTAGCTTTGAGTAGCTTTGGGTTGCTTTGGGTAGCTTTGGGTTGCTTTGGTAGATACTTGTTTGTATCTCTTTGCGTCCAGTGGTTGTTGGTGAAGATAAATTAGAAACCTCACATGATCAATTTTTATTTTTTCTGGAACATTTTTATCCCAGGCGTGGCAAAAACAGCTTGTATAAAAATGTCCTGATTTTTATAAAAATTGACTATTCTGTTATAATTTTATATTGTACAAACCCAAAGAGCAACCCAAAGAGCAACCCAAAGCAACCCAAAGCAACCCAAAGCAACCCAAAGCAACCAATGACTACTATGTCGCTGATGTTTGAGAAGATGCCGACTGATGTTCAGTCCAAGATCTGTGAGAGGATTGTCTATCCGCAACCTCAGGAGCTTCTTGACGAGCTATCCAACGTGTTAGTAGAAAGAGAGCTCATGAGAGTGTTTCACAACGGGGAATGCCGCAAGTTGAAGCCGACGAGGGATGAGATCCTCGCAGAGATGTTGAAGATACCAGGATTCATGGAGAAGTTCATGGATAAGAACGAGAAGAACAAAGAACGCGACGCCCGAGCTATCAAGGCTCAACAGGAACACAAGAGGCGAGTGCGGGAGAAATTCGTGTAAAACTCCTAATTAAAGAAGAAAAAAATGAGAAACCCCATTTTTTCTCTGGATAATTAATTCTTTCCATTAATAATAAAAATTGATTTTTTCTACTGTAATAATTATAACATGCCTTTTGAATATGAATGCGAAAAGTATCTTTGTGATATTGAGAATATCAAAGAAACTGTTGAAAAATATGGTGTAGCAATCGCTCCATTGCTAGATAGTAATGAATGTGATGAAATGATTATTCACAAATGGGATTTACTAGAACACTTAACAAAAAATTTTGCTACACCTATTGACAGAAATAATAAAAGTACATATAAGCAAATTCATGAATTATTTCCAAATCATAAAATGCTTCTTCAACATTGGAAAGTAGGGCATTCTAAACTGGCTTGGAACGTGCGACAAAATCCCAAAGTTATAGAAGCATTTAAAAAAATATGGGATTCCGATGATTTAATTACGAGTTTTGATGGAGCAAGTATCTATATTTTAGATAAACCTACACGCGAATCTAAATCATGGTTTCATGTTGATCAAAGCTATACTCGTAGTGGATTTGAGTGTATCCAAAGTTGGGTAAATGCGTATGATACAAAAGAAGGCGATGCGACATTAGTTATATTAGAAAATAGCAATAAATATCATACAGACTTTCAAAAAGAGTTTAATATAACTGATAAAAAAGATTGGTTTAAACTACAAGATAAACTTCAATATGATTTCTATATTAATAAAGGATGTCGCGAAGTAGCTATAAAATGCCCTCGCGGATATGGCGTATTCTGGGATAGTAGAACTCTACATTATGGAAATCCTGTGCAAAAAAGTGCAAATGATGATTATAATTATAGATGTGTTGTATATATTTGTATGACACCAAGATCTCTTGCAAAAGCAAAAGATTTAGATAAAAGAAAAAAAGCATTTGATGATATTAGAATGACATCACATTGGCCCCATAAACCAAAATTATTTCCAAAAAATCCACAAACATACGGAAAGAAAATATTAGAAATCGCAGATATTGATATGGAAACTATTAAAGAATATATCACAGAAAATGGTTATAAATTAATTTAAATATCATTGTATAGTAAAGATGAGTAAAAATAATGATATAGATAAAAACAATATATTATATTATATACCTATGATTTCTTATAAAATATTATTCGCAATTATAATTATAACTATGTTATTTAATTTTATATATGTTTACTATACTAAATTTAAAAAAGTAATAACTGTTGATGAAAAACATACATATGGATCCAGTAATGCAAAAGGTAGCCAAAGTGTAAGTGATACCGATAATAATGTATATATTCTAAAAGATTCATTATATGTTTGGCATTGGACAAGTGTAGAAGTATTTAATAAATTAGACGTAGGTAATAAATATAATATAGAGGGACATGGTATTAGAGTACCATTTTTAAGATGGTTTCCAAATATAACAAAAGCCACTCTTATAAAATAAAATTTTATTTTGTCCAAGGATTATCATTTTTCCATGGTTTAGTATTAATCCATGGCTTTTCATTATGCCACCAATCATTAATTTTATTTTTCCAAGGATTTTTATTTTTCCAAGGAATCCATATATGTGGATCATAATATAATTTTTTAATACGTTTAGTATAAAAACTTAGTGTTAACATAGATGTTAATATTATTCCATTTGCAAATATAATTACCGGATAATTATATCTCTTTTTTGTCATTTAATATATATATATGATATGATAAATAACTTGCATAAGATAACCAAGCTATATAAGGAATCAATGCTAAAATTGCAAATATATATGTATATGAATAATAATTTATTTGCATTACAAACTGAATCAATGTCAATATTGCAAAAACTAAACTTAATATTATAATAATAAATCCATTTAATAATCCATTTTCGCTGAAAAAAGCTGGTATATATGAAAAATTAAATATTAATGCTAATATTGGTATTATCCAATATTTGGTATTTTTAAAAAACCTTCTTTTACCACATTTGGAATATCCAAATGGACTACAATCTCTGTCATATAAAGCATAACTATATATCAATCCAATCATTAGATATAAAATAGGCCAAACTATACCAAATAAATAACTTGGTGGATAAAAATCTGGTTTAATTAAATTCTTATATTTATCCTCTTGCCATTTTTTACCATATATTGCACCAATTGACATACCAATTATCAAAGGTAAAAATACAATAGTATAATATATGATATTAACTAATAAATCAGTATTTTTGTAATTTTTCTTTCTATAACAATAAATATCACTAATACAATCCATTTTCGTTGTTCTAATATAAAGATAGAATTATAAAAATATAAACACATATACTTTTTTAATTTACTCCACAGATTCAATATTCTTGGGAACATCTGTGACTGATGATGGGATTCCATCGTTTTGTATAGCGTCAAGACTCTTGAATTGGCACAATATGCACTCATTAATCTTCATTTCTTGCCACCTCATGGCAATTTCAGAGAAGATTTCCTTATTATCCAAGTTAGGATTTTCGGCCTTAACCTCGGCGTACTTCTCCTTCACAAAGATGTTATAAGGTGAAGGAACACGCTTATTTTTGGGATTGCCATTCTTGTCGAAACCTTTTTTGCGTATCGCCCTACTCACACTCCGTGCCTTCTCAGTCTTCTTTGCCCCGACAGCGTCATCCTTGGCATTCTCCTTATACTCCTTCCTGAATTTCTTGTAGTACTCGTTAATATCCTTGAAGGTATTTAACTCATCGGGCATGTTCTCGATGTAGAACTTGAAGGATGTGTTGATAGTGGCCATTGTTTACTGTTTGGAAATTGGGTTAGAGCTTGCTTGTTTTGCTTTGGTATATACTTGTTTTGTATCTATTGGTGTATCTGGGTTGTTTGGATAAATAGAAAAAATAAAACAGATATAATCAATTTTTATTATTTTTAGAATAATTCTGTACAAATTAATTCAAGATAAAACATAAATATATTTATTGGTTATTATTAAAGTCCTTCCAATCTTTGTTTACAGTGCGACGATTTTTATAAGCATAGCGGCTATCTTTCTTCTTAGCTAGGAAGTTCTTATTGGTTTTAATATCATCCCCATTATTTTTGTCCTTGAAACTCCTTGGAATCTTGACAATATCACCAATGTCATCATATTTCCCTGCGAATTTGTTGAACATACGAGAGTTGATTTTGTAAGTGCTTGACATTATCTATTTGATTAATGTAATTATATGTATTACACCTTATCAATTTTTATTTTTGCACGATTAAATTTTCATAAATTATTAATGTATCTCTTATATCGGTTTTACATATTGGACAGTAAAACTTTTTATTATTTATTTTAATGTTAAGCAAACAATTATCACAACAAGAGCGATGTCCACAAGGTATGAGTGCTTTAATAATAGATTTATCAAATTTATCAAAACATATATTACATTCTAATTCAATAATTTTATCAACTTCCTTCTCAATACCTTCTTCAATAATTTTATTTCGTTTAAATTTTCCTATAAAAAGGTTAAAGCATCTAAACATACTTTATATTTCAAATATAAAAATAAATATTAATCATTTTTTATATAACACTTACTATATATATTTCTTTGCTTTTTCTCCAATAATATCCGGGTCTATTTTAAATAATAGTTCTTTAATAAAACCAATAAATATCTTATTTTGTTCATCTTCTTCATAAGACATCACAAGAGTGCATACTCCTTCATGTTCTCCATCAATTTCATCAATCATATTAATTGCATATTTGATATACCATTCTTTGAGAAGAATGTAATGAATATCCACTAAGTCATTATACTTGCATTTTTTAAATTTATTTAAATAATCTTTTATTTTACCATAATGTTCTATCTCCCTAATAAGAGATATGGGGGGTATGCAAATATATTTTGCACATTCACGAAGAATATCATCGGGTAACGCATCAATCATCTGGGAACGATTCATCATAATAGATGTCATTGTGGAACTACATTATTAATTAATGTAAGTCAATTTTCTAGCAAAATAGGACAAAAATAGTAGTTAATAGTAGAACTATGACTATACTAAACACCTTTCGTAGTTCAAGAAGACTGCATACAAAAAGAAGAGGTGGTGCTGGTGACTGTGATATATGTTCCCAACAGGTAGAAAAATTTGAAAAACTTAACTGTACTGGATGTTCAGATAAAAGTAGTAAAATATGTAGACCATGCGCGAATATTATAAAAACTATTGGAGATAATTGCCCTATGTGTCGTGGAAAAATAGATCGTAGTATTGAAAAATTAAGCGAAAGGATAGCCGCGAGAAATAAGGTAAAAGATATGAAACTATTGGAAAGACTATCATCACCACCGAGAAGACCAGCGCCAACACAAGCATCGGCATCGATGAGGCCAGCATCACCACCGAGAAGACCAGCGCCAACACCAGCATCGGCATCGATGAGGCCAGCATCACCGCCGAGAAGAC